TCTATTATAAAATTCTAAACGCGCTAATTCAGTACCTTCAAAATTATCTGGTACAAGTGCCCATGGTGTATTAGGAGCACATTTACGTAATAAATAACCAGCACGATCATGTTGTTTCTTTTCGTGAACCTTCACCATTGATTGATCTTTTTTACCAACAGCAGGTTTATCAATTTTTATTTTTGAACTTTCATTATATTTTTTACGTTCACGTTTCTTTTCTGCAACAAAATCATCATAATCACCACCTGTGATTTTAGATGCTATTAGTGATTGCCTAACAGCATCAAATTGTTTACATAAATCACGTTCAATTTTTGGATCTTTAACATACTTTGGAATACCTTCATCATCAGCACTTTGTTTTTGGCCAATGATTACTCTATAATGTTGTTCATTCCAAACATCATTCAAACGATGGTCGATTTGATCAAATTCTTCATATGGTATCATATTATCTATCTTTTTATAATAATTATAAGCATTCCAAACATATGGATTTGAATATGTCATTTTATTTTTAAACCACTGTAATTTATGCGACTCTTCAGTCCAATCTTGAAAATTATCGATCCAAAACCAACAATCTGTAAATTTTAAATAACGATGCAACTTGGGATTTTTAATATCATATTCATAAAAATTAGATTCATGAGCTAAACGAACTTCTTCAGTAAAAATATCTCTATACATATCAATATATTCTTCTTGTGTAAAACCCATATCAAAACCTGGTCGTTCGTTTTCTAAAAAATTTGCTATATCAGTATAAGTATATAAACGTTGGGACGGTAAATTATTAGTTAAATAAAAATGATTATCAGGGGACCTAAAATTAAGTTTAGTATAAGAAAAATTAAAGTTAAAATTATCTGCAATGATTGATTCTCTACACGGTAAAAAAATAGAGTAATAATCACTAACATTTTCATCATTGATATTATCCATTAGGGATATAATATCATCCATAAATCTCCTACTAACAACACTATTTAAAAAAACTCCACCAACTACTGAATCGTTTTCCATAATGTAAGTATAAAAAGAATCTCCAGACAAGTCTAATATAAGACAATCCAGAGGGTAAACTTTTATTTCTCTTCCACTAACGAAAGGTCGAATACATTATGTTATAAATTCACCACCACACAGCTAAAAACAAACAAAAATAAATAAATAAATAAAATAAATTAAAGTAAAATTGATTATAAATAAGCGTACAATAAATAAATTGATTAAATATAAATAAAATCAAGAAGTTTTAAAAAGAACTAATATAATTAATTATTAACTAATTATATTATTTGATTAAATCAAAACCCACAGGGTAATACATTAC